AAACTGTGGTTAGCCAGCAAAGAACCTTAGGGGTGAAAATTCGGCTAGAGGGACAGGATCCCCGTATTGAGGAGAAAAGATGGCTGTTGGTCGCATATCCGGTCCGCTCTTAAAGTCGAATCTTATCCGTAATGGAGTAGATTTAGCATTTGAGACCGACCTATTATACCTAGATGTAAACAATCAGCGTATCGGCGTCAATAATTCAACTCCTGGATACGAGGTAGACGTTACCGGAACCACACAAACTACAGATTTAAGAGTTACTAATAGAGCAGATTTAGCAGATATTACTGTTGAAGGCAATACAATTAGTACTACACAACCTTACCTTAATCTTGCAACACTTGATAGTGTTGTAGCACTTAATAAAATTAGAATTGACAGCATTGACATTGAAGGTAATGCTATTACAACCAATGACTCAAATGCTAACTTAGAGTTACGTCCAAACGGAACTGGCTCAGTAGATGTACATTCTGATATGAATGTTACAGGTAATATTTACGCTTCAGGTAATATTACAGCAGATGGCGACATTACAATTGGTGATGCAGATACAGATAATGTAATCTTTAATGCTGAAATTGCTAGTGATCTTATTCCAGACGCTGACAGAGTACACAATCTAGGAAGTAATCCAGCCACAGGCGGCAAAGAATGGCAAGATATATACGTTAATCAAATCTTTGCATCAAGTTTAGATTCTGACGATGCTGTTGTTAATGGCATTGATCTTACATTACAATTTGGTAATACAATCTTTGTTGCTGAAAACGGAGACGATACAGCTCAAGGCAATCATATATTAGACCCTTATGCATCTGTAAAATATGCACTAAGCCAAGCTACAGCTGGTGACACAGTACACATTTATCCAGGAGATTACACAGAAGTATTTCCACTTACTGTTCCAACAGGTGTAACAGTAAAAGGTCAAGGTATTAGAAGCGTAACTATTAGACCTACAACTGAAACACGCTACAATGATTGTTTCTTACTAAACGGTCAAACAACTGTAGAAGATATGACCATTACTGGATTTTACAGTGGCGGAAACTTTTTTGAAGTTACAGCAGCAAGTGCAGGTTCAACTACAGTAAACGTAGGAATTACAGATCAAGCACACGCATATGTAAGCGGTGGTACAATTAATATTGCTGGCGCTGATTATAATATAACTAATGCTGTTTACAATGAAGCTACTGGTGTACTACAAGTTACACACGCAGGCGGAACTGCTACATTAGGTAATGATGTATTCTTAAAGAATATTACATTTAGTTGTAGCGGAGATAACAGAGTATTTCCAGACAACGGTTATGCATTCCGCTATGCAACAGACTATGAAGCACTAAGCCGTTCACCGTATATTAGAAATATTACAGTAATTACAACTGGGTCAACAGTAAGTTCACTAGATCCAAGAGGATTTGATACAGGTGATGCAGGTAAAGGCGCATATATTGATGGAGCATACGGTACAGCATCAACTGTAAACACAGCATTCTTATTTCACTCAGCTACATTTATTACGCCAGGTGTTGATGCAATTACAATGACTAACGGTGCTAGAGTAGAGTGGCTGAACAGTTTCACATACTTTGCTAACCGTTCAATGTTTGCATATGACAGCAATGCTGGTCGCAGATATGATGGTAAAACAAAGCTAACACTAGCAGGTGTATCAGGAACGTTCCAAGCGAGCAATACACTTACTATCACTAGCAGTGACGCTTCTACAGTGCTTACAGGCACCATTAGTAGCGTGGATGGCAATGATGTTTATGTTAGCGGATATTTAGATTTAGACGGTTTTGATTTAACACCACAAACTATTACAGACGGTACAGCAACAGCAACTAGTATTACAAGTTTTGATTTAAGAGAGTTTGGTGCAGAAGTTAGACTTATTGCAAGTGCAAGTGTCTACGGTAACTTTGGATTAGTTGGTGACGGTCCAGGTGTTATTATGTATGCAATTGGACAAAACCTAGCATACATAGGCAATGGTAAAGAAGCAACAAACGAAACAGAATCAGTTATACAAGCAAACGAAGTTGTTGAAACTAACGGTGCTAAGATACGTTATAACTCAGTTGACCACAAAGGTGATTTTAGAGTTGGTGATTTATTTTACGTCAACCAAGACACAGGAAGTGTAACATTTGCTGTAAGTGATTTTGAAATCAATACAGATAACGGAGTTACATTCACAACTGGATCAGATAACACATTTGTAGATGGAACAAAGGTTGAAACAGGCGATTGGCGTATAAGCGGAAATACTGTTGAAACACTAACTCAAGATGCTAACTTTGCAGGCGGAAGTGGAATTATTAATCTTGATTCGGACGTAAATGTTACAGGTAGCTTAGACGTAACAGGTAATGTTACTATCGGCGGCAATATAACAATTGGTGACGAAGCAACTGATACTATTCAAATTATTGCAGGTATAGATTCTGATATTATTCCTAAGGTTGATCGTACTTATGATTTAGGTACTCCTACAAAAAAATGGAACAATCTCTATGTAAACAATGTATTTTTAGATGGTCTTACAACAACTAGTGCTGCACAATTTGAAGAAATACTAATAGATGATAACTTTATTACTACTACAACTTCTAACACAGATTTAGAATTACGTGCAAATGGTACTGGTAAGATTCTTATACCAAACAATGATGTTCAAATTGTAAATGACTTAATTGTTGATAATGACATTAATGCAAATAACTTAACTATTTCTGGATTAATTACTTCTAATAGTTTTAGTACAGGTAATATATTAATTGACGATAACTTCATAGAAACAACACAATCAAATAGTGATTTAACATTACGTGCTAACGGTACTGGTAGTGTTAGAATTCCTAGTAATAATGTTGATTTTGATAATGATTTTGATATTGCAGGAACCTCTACACTAACAAATGTTACTATACAAGGTAATGTTACACAAACAGGAAATACTGTACAAACAGGAAATATAAATTTAACAGGTGATTTTGGAATTACTGGAAACGTTACTATTTCAGATACAGCACAATTTGAAAATATTAAAATTGAAGACAATGTTATTACTACAACTGACAGTAATAGTGATTTAGATTTACGTGCTACTGAATACGGTGATATTGTAATACCAGAAAATGATTTTGTTATTAGTAACGACCTTTATGTTACTGGTACAATAAGTGTTGGCGATATTAATAGTGCAGGAACAATTACCGCTAATAGATTTAGTACAGGCGACATATTAATTGACGACAATGTTATTAAAACTACGCTGTCAAATTCAAATTTAGAACTTCGTGCAAATGGAACAGGTAATATAATTGTTCCAAGTAACAATGTTACATTCTCGCAACAACTAACAGTAGACGGAACAACTACACTATCTGATACTAATATAAATGGTACAATTACACACGTAGGCGATGTTAATCAAGTTGGTGACATAAATCTAACTGGTAACTTAGATGTTACTGGTGAAGTAATTATTAGTGCTAGTGTTATAGAATTTGAAGAGATACAACTAAGTGGCAATTCAATCACTACAACTGATAGTAATGCAGATCTAGAATTACGTGCTAACGGAACAGGAAGAATTTTTATTCCTAATAATGATGTTGAAATTACAAATAACCTAAGAGTTAATAATTCAATTATAGTATCAGATGTTACAAGTACCGGTGATATTACAGCAAATAGTTTTAGTACAGGCAATATTTTAATTGATGATAATTTTATTACTACGTCAATATCAAATAGTAATTTAGAATTAAGAACATCGGGTACAGGGTCTGTTATTATTGACACGTTTGCATTTAACGGTTCGACAGTTACTACAACTAGTGACTTAAATATTAATCCAGGTAGCGGACTTGTTAACATTAATGCTACAGGTGGATTAAAATTACCAGCAGGAACTACAGCAGAACGTCCATCAGCTTTACCAGGATACGTTCGCTTTAATACAGACTTAAATAGATTTGAAGGATACAACGGCACAAACTGGGTTAATTTAAAAGGTGTAGAAGACCTAGATGGCGACACAAAAATTACAGCTGAATTAACTGAGGGATTAAATGACAATAGAATTAGATTCGATATACAAGGAAGTACTATTGTTATTGTTGACGGAACTAAATTAGAAGCACCTAGAATTGATGTTGATGATATTAGAATTGACGGAAACGTTATTACTACAACTAACGGAAACAAAAACTTATCTTTAACAGCTAATGGAACAGGTTCTGTAAAATTTGATAACTTTGCATTTAATGGTAATACTATTACTAATACTGTTGCAGATAGTGTTACAGAATTTGTAAGTAGTGGAGACGGATATATTAAATTTGGCGGCACATACGGAGTAGTAATACCAATAGGCTCTAGTGGAGATAGACCACCAATTAATTTTAGTGACTTAGGCCAAATGAGATTTAACACTGACGATAGTCGTGTTGAAATTTGGGATGGAACAAACTGGGTATCTGTTGCAGGAAGTGCATCAGGTATTACAAGAAACGATGCAGAGGAAATTGCACTATCAACAGTGCTAGTATTAGGATAACGACATGGCAACTACATTTAAAAATAAAGTGGTAACACAAGTAGGAACAGTAACTCAAGAAGTGCTTGCTACTGACGACAACAAACGTATTACTGTTGTAGGCTTCAGTTTAGCAAATCTAACTGACGGTGTAGTTCTAATTGATGTTACATTGCGCGATGAAGACAGTGCAACAGGATATTATGCAAAGGAAATGATTTTACCACCAAACACAAGTTTACGTGTTTTGAACGGCGGCGAAAAACTAATTTTAACACCAAACAATAATCTGTATGTAAGGTCAAATGTTGATAACAGCATTGATGTTATTATGAGTACAGTAGAAATTGTTTAAGGAGATATAAGATGGCATCAACACATTATGTAGGACAAACACCAGGTATTTCAGAACTACTCGGAGAGGGACAACCTAGATATTTTTATGCATTAAAAAGAACCGAAGACGGTACTTTATTTTTTGCTAAAATTGATCAGTTAAAAGATACTGATACAATTACTGTAAACAATCCTGGCGCATCAACTGATGACTTTACTGAATTTGAATATGGTGTAGATTTTTTTGATGGTAGATTAGAAAGCGATCATAGTCGTCCATACGATAATTTAGAATGGGATCAATATCGCTGGGACAATAAAAATGCATATTATTATGTTAATGAAAACGGAGAACTAGTAGTTAGAATCAATCAAGCATATGTATACGATGCTACACAAATTGTTTCCGGCGGAAGTGGAAGCGGCGGCGGCTACTAATGACAACTGAAATAATAATAGTGGTGATGAATACTAATAAATACGTAAAAGAAATATAGGAACCGCAAGAAATGGCTGAATTTAAAATAAGTAGACTACGTTTTTCCTGGGTAGGAGAATGGGTAGATCAAAAAGCATTTAATAAAGACGAAATAGTACAATATGAGGGTAAAGCATATGTATGCTTAGTACCGCATACGTCTAATGGATTTTATCCTGATCTAAACAACATTGAACCTAAATGGGAACTAATGATGACTGGACAAACATGGAAAGGTCCATGGCAACAGTTTGCAACATATAGTTTAGATAACATTGTAATTTTTGGTGGTATTGTTTATAAATGTAACACAGCACATCTAGCAGGAGCGGTTCTTGATACAGATATTGAAAAGTGGGACGTTTATGCAGAGTCAAAAACTTGGCAAAGTGAATGGACATCAGAAACTTCATATGGTGTAGGTGATATTGTTCAGTACGGTGGTTCAACTTATGAATGTATTATTTCACATATATCTGCAGAAACAGACTTAGAAGGTCTAGAAGCAGATTATGTTGGTTTAGATAGTACTCTAGTTAAATGGAAATTACTTAAAGAAGGCGTACAATGGAGAAGCGAATACGATGTATCTTCAGAAGATAGTACACAAGTTAGATATAAACTAGGAGATCTTGTTAAGTACGGGCCGAGTGTATATAAATGTATTGAAGGACATGCACCAGAAAAAAGTGAAGCAACTAATTACGGAGTATACACTAGTACAGCAATAACAAATCTTACTGGTAACGGGAGTAACTTTTTTAAGAGAGAATTAACAGCATATGGAGTTAGACTTGTAGTAGCAGGCGATGTCGGCGGCCAAGCAGCAGTTCCAGATGCATTTACTGAAAAAGTAGCTCAAACATTTAAACTACTTTTAAATAAAGATGGTGCTAATATTAATAGTGCAGCGCAAATACAAGCAATTAATACACTTGGCGGAGCAGTTGGCACATATCACGCAGGCTTCCCAACACTACAAAGAGTAGCAAGAGGCGCAGGATCAGATTACTCAACAAATTTCTTAGACGACGACGGTATTACATTCTGGGGCTTACAAGATCTTTTTGATACAACTGTTCAAAATGATATGGTTTGGTATTTAAACTCAACTGGAGAAGCATTAGGAACCGGCGACACTGATGCTCAAGAAGTATTAGAACACGTAATGCATACATTGCATATGCACGGTCTTGATGCAAGAGGGTTAAAATTATATCCACAGCTAGACGCAGACTGGGCAACTGGTGATTTATACAACGCAATGGTAGAAGCATATGACGGCGGATTTTGGGACAGTTCAGGCTACGGTGGCGATACTTGGAAGACAGACGGCGATGCATTTGAAGTAGCAGCAAAAGAATACTTGTACTTACTAAACTTCTGTATGTTCGATTATTCATCGTTATGGACCGGCGGAAGTCTTGCTCCTGAATGGGCAGACAGTGTCAACACATCAGCAGGCATTACATTAAATCTTCCATTAGGACTTGCATTATATAATACATATATTGCACCAGTTATTAGTAAACCATCACTTGCTACTATCAGAAGCATTTATCAAGATGGTGACATTGGTGATCCTACAATAGCAGGAACATCAGGATATGCTGTTGAAACAAATGCATCAGAAGGTACAATACAAGATACGTTTAATTCTTCATACTGGAGTTTATGGGTACCAGGTTTAGATTTTGATGGAGTATATAGTGCTAACTCAATTTATCAACCAGGCGATATTGTACTGTATGGTGGTTACTTGTACCAAAGTTTAGTCATTAATAATATTAATAATACACCATCATTTAACTCTGGCGATTCAACAGAACAATGGGAATTAGTAAGTCAAGCATGGGACGTTACTGGAGATTGGTCCAGTGCTACTCCTTATAAAGTTGGTAACGTTGTAACATATGGCGGCGACCTTTATGTTGCTGTTACTGACAGTAGTAACAAAGTACCAGGTAATTTTGAAATTGATGCACCGTATCAAACTGAAGGATCTACTGGAACTACTATTAAATTACAAACACAAGATTCTGCAAATCCATTAGCTATTACAGTAGGCATGTCTGTTATTGGAGAAGGATTTGCACAAGGTCAAACAGTACAAACAGTCGTTACTGATGGTGATATAACTACAGTAACATTAAGTGCAGAACCAGATGGAACCATTACAGATAATGCTATACTGACCTTTGTTGGTACTAACTATGTTTATTGGGAACTAATGATCCCAGGCTTCCAGTGGGAAGGCAAATGGGCTATTGAAAGATTATATAATCAAGACGACATTGCATATTATGGTAATGCAACATACCAGTGTACTAGAGAACATACATCAGCATTAGTTAATAGACCAGACTATGATTTACAAAATAGCTATTGGACACTATACTTACAACACGATAAAACTAACTCACTTACACAAAAAGGTGAAATAATTATTCAATCAGGTGGTGATAAAACCGCCCTAACAATTGGTGAACAAGCAAACGTATTAAAAGTTGTTTCTGATTTGCCAACCTGGACAGAAACTGACTTTACTCCAAATGTGTATTATGTTGCTACTAATGGTATTGATGCAACTGGAAGAGGAACAACAGCAGATACAGCCTGGAAGACAGTTAAGTATGCATGTGAAGTTGTAGCAAGAGGAACACGCAAAGCAAACGAAAGAGAGTTGCTTTTACAAAATAAACAATGGGTAATTGACGAAACATACTACTGGTTCTTGTATCAACAAAATGCAGGTATAGAGCCTTTCGGAGCGTCAGTAAACTTTAGCGAATATTCAACAAGACGAGATTTAGAATATATATTTGATGGAATAGTTACTGATTTATCAAGAGGCCAAAATGCAAGTACTGTTCAAAATGCTCTGTCATATTTTGATTTAGAAAGCACTAACCAATTTGCAAATATAACCGTTGCTACTCAAGCTGAATATTACTCAGTAACAATAGCACAACTATTTAATAATATTGAATTTGCACTAACTAATGTTGCTCCAAGTACAAACTATCAGCAATTAGAAACAGATAGACTAGGATATCCTTTACCATATGGCATATCGACTCAGTATTTCAATAGTGGTTTAACTATTGAAGCTGATACTATTACAACACTAGGCGGCCTAGAAAAAATTATTAGAGAACCTCTTGAAGCAGAATCACCTGATTCAATACCTCCAGCTAATCAAGGTGCGTACACTACTATTAATCTTAAATCTGGTACATATGAAGAGATACTTCCAATCGTACTTCCAGCAAAATGTGCGTTAAATGGAGACGAATTGCGTGGCGCACAGATTAAACCAGCAAATCCAATTAATACACTTTGTACAAGGACATTTGGTTTTATTAATCAATTTGTTGTAGGTACAACACGTAATATGGAAAATAATACTAAAGTACAATTTGTATCATTAAATCCAGTAGATGAAATTAGTACAATTATTGGTGACGTAGAGCAAGGAACAACTTATTATGTTATTGGAAGTAGTATTACTGATACAACATTTAGTGTTTCAGCAACTCCAGATGGTGAACCAGTAGAACTAACAACTAATATTGGTTACATGTATGTATACGGCGGAAATTCGTTAAATGATATGATTTACGTACAAAACGCAACAGGTGTTCGTAATATGACATTAACTGGATTATTAGGAACATTAACTCCTCAAAATGAATATGAAACAAGACGCCCAACCGGCGGAGCATATGTAAGTCTTGATCCTGGTACAGGAGTAGACGATACTACAGCTTGGATTCAATATAAATCACCTTATATTCAAAACGTAACTAACTTTGGTAAAGGATGTACAGGACTTAAAATTGATAGTACGTTACATAACGGAGGTAACCACTCGATTGTTTGTAACGACTTTACGCAAATTATATCAGATGGTATTGGCGTTTGGTGTACAGGCGGAGATGCATTAGTTGAATGTGTTTCTGTGTTCTCTTACTATAACTATGCCGGATACTTTGCAGAGGATGGCGGACGCATACGTGCTACAAATGGTAACAGTTCATACGGTCAATATGGTTGTATTGCAGAAGGATTTGATGAAGCAGAGATTCCAGCTACAGGTATTGTAAACAACAGAGACAATCAAGCATTTGGTGAAGTAGGTCCTGTGGGTCCAAATGCAGAAATACTAAAATTAGAATTAGGTCATGCTGGCGAAGAATACTTTACAAAAACAACAAACTTAGTACGTCAAAGTAATAATCTAGTAGATACAACTTATTGGAGTACAGACGGCAATCTTAATATTACTAGAGCAAATACTACACCTTTTGAAAATGAAGTTGCTTGGAGAGTTGAAGGAATTACTAGTTTATCAGATTCTAGTTATTTTTGGCAAGATGTTCCAGTATCGCCGCAAGGTAAAACATATACAAATGTACCAGGCGAAAACGTTGACGGTTCAGGTATTGATGCAACATTTGATGTAACAGTGTTTAGTGATAGATATGTTGTTGCTGTTAATAATGGCGGTAGTGGTTATGTTGTTGGAAACGAAATTACTATTCCAGGATCTAACTTTGGTGCTCAACCAGGTGCAAATGATATTACAATAACAGTTACTGGACTTTCTATTACAGCAATTTTAACAATATCACATATAGGAACTGTTCCTGTAGGAAGTGCATTAGAATATACAGCAAGTATATATGCTAAGAAGCAAGATGCACCATATTTTGATTTTCATGCAGTATTTTCAGGATATGAACAAAGAACTTCAATAATGAGATATAATTTTGATACAGATTTAATTACTCCCATAGAAGATGAAGATACAGGCATTCAATCAACAGTCTTTAAAGCACAATTTGTGTCAGATGGTTGGTATAGAATATCATATACATTCTGGGACGAAACAGCACAAAACACATCTCTAAGATTTAAAATATATCCTAGAGGCATTGACGGTATTGCTGGTACTACAAACTTTTACGGAGCACAGTTACAGCAAGGTGATCTTACATTCTTTATGGAATCAGTAGGTGATAGACCATCAGGCTATGCTAACGTACACATTGACGGATCAGGAAATTCTGCACAGATTGTTGCAGACGAACAACGAAGTGGATCAATATTCCAGACACGCATACTCGAAAGTAGAGCATTTACACAAGGTGGATTAGGATACAAGTTCCAATCAAATAACGCACAATCAGGCGATGATGAGTTGATAACACTTGCAGGATCTGAAGTTGCTACATCAGCACAATATGAAAATATGCGTGTATTTGTTAACAGTGGTCTAGGAGCAGGTCAATATGGTGTTATATCAAGATATGATGATACTCTTAAAAGAGCTTATGTATTAAAAGAATCCTTTAATAGTCTAGAAATAACTGAAACTAATAATGTTACTAACAGATTTAAATTAAATCCGGATGCCGACTTTCATACTGTTTATACTGGACAGCGTATTAGATTTACACCAACGTATTTTAATATCCAAGTTGACTCAACAGCACAGGATGACATACAAGTACTTGGAACACTAGGTGACTTGAATAACTATATGTATGTTTCTAGTACAGCAAAATTAAGAGTTAATCAAAAAATTAACTTTACTGGAACAACATTTGGCGGAGTTGTTACAAACTTTGATTACTATATCATAACCATTGTTGATGAAACTACTATACAAATTTCTACAACACAAGGCGGCGGAGTATGGCCGTTGTCAAATATTAACATTGAAGATCCGCAAGGAGCTCCAATCGTGTTAACAACAGAAGTAGATCCGTTTACATTAAACTTTCCATCAAATACTAGTTACTTAAAAGGTACTAGTACAGAAGATATGGAAATAGCATATCCAATACAGTTTACTGGAACTAGCTTAGGTGATATTACATTAGGTCAAGTATATTACATACATGACATTTATAATGGCACACAGTTTTCAATATCAGCAAATAAAAACGAATTTGATGCAACAGATACTACTACTGGCACAAATGCAATTACAATAGCTGATACTTCAACACTTGTTCCGCTAAACCCTGTATTATTTAAATCAGGTGTAATGGGTGGTCTAATAGAGAAAAAACAATACTGGATTAATAGTATAATTGACGGGACTAACTTTACTATATCTGATACAATAGCTACAACAAATGCAACAGCAACGGAAGCAATATCAAATCTTATTACAGTAACAAGTACATCAGGGTTTGTTGCAGGATCTCCTATAATATTATCAGGAACTACATTTGGTGGAGTTGTTAATGACAAAGTTTATTATATTCAGGTTGTAAACAATGCAACATCATTTACTATTAGTGAAAGCCCATCTGGTGCAGCTGTTCCGTTATTAACAGCAACAGGAGATGTTATTGTTAGAACACTTACTAATACAGTTGCATTATCAACAGCAACTGGTACAATGAGTAGTGTGTCTCCTGGAGTAAAAGAAACTGTTACATCAGGCGGCGGTGCAACAATGGAAACACAATTCTATACAGAAACATATGGCGGCGTTACTAATAATTCTTATTATGTACTTGAAAAGTTTGAAACAACACCAACAGTAAGTTATAATAGAGGAACTAATTGGTTGCAAGCTACTACAAATTGGAATAACGAAACATTAACTATTGAAACCGGAGCAAGTGATACTCCTTTCCTACAGCGTTTGCAAGACGTTGGATCTGGAACTGTACTTACTATTACTGATGCTACACTAGGAGTTGTTACTGTAACGCTCGCTAGCGACTGGGATATTATTCCTGGTGTTAGTACTAGTGTGTCAGCAACAACAGTTGAAACAGCTCCAGGATTAGGAGCACAAGATATTACAGGTATAACTGTAAATGTAGATGACTCAACAATAGTTAAAGAGTTTACAGTTGAAGCTGTAAAAGACAGCGGTACTCCATATAGTATTAGTTCAGATACAGGATCAATGCAAATTGGTTCAGTTGGTTGGGATCATGTAAACCCTGGAACACCTACAGCAGCTGGGTTTGATTCTACATCAATATACAACATTGAACCAAGAATGCTATACTCTGAACCAGTGTTCAGTCAAACAGATTGGGAAGGCGGTATTGGAGCAGGGTATTCAATAATTGTATCAAGTGATGCTAAAACAATAGCGTTTCCGTCCTCAGGGGCAGCGGCTGTAAGTTCAACAGACTTTAATAGCTGGGATGTTAGTATTACACTTCCTGTAACAGTAGATGATGATCCGAACACAGTTATATGGGCAGATGCAGCATACGGAAATAATACTTGGATATTAGTATCAACTTCAGGCAGAGTTTTATACTCAGTAACTGAAGGAGCAACTTGGTTAACATCTAACTTGCCTGCACTAGGAGCAGGTGAAGAATGGTCATCAATTGCATACGGCGACGGTGCATTTACAGTAGTAGCAAGAGGAAGTAGTATTTCTGCATACACAACAAATGGTGGATCTACTTGGACATCAGTTAATACAAGCATTGGCGACAACGATTGGGTTGATGTTGCATACGGAGATCATACATATGTTGCAATATCAGGTTCAAGTGATACAGTAAAATATAGTACTGATTCAGGAGCAACATGGTCAGAATCAACAGTTGACACTTCAGTAGATTCTACTGTTAACAACTGGTCTAAATTAACATACGGTAATGGTAGATTTGTTGCTATATCTTCTGAAGAATCATACTCAGTATATAGTTTTGATGGAATAACATGGTACCAATCAAATCTTCAAGTTTCAGGAGGATACCTACAATATGGCAACGGATTATTTGTAGTAGTAAATACTGAAGACGGAGTTTGTTGTCAAAGTGAAGATGGGTTTAATTGGAAAAGATTAAATGCAGCTGTTGCAAGTTATATGGGATTAGGATATGGAGTAAATCCAGCTAACAAGATTGGTTACTTTATAACTGTTGATGACTCTTCTAATACAACTAGCATATCAACTGGGTCAAGAGCATTTGCAAGAGCTACAATAGAAAATACTGTAATGACAGGAATATCAATGGTTAATCCAGGGTCAGGTTACACAGGTACACCAACTCTTGAAATTATTGATCCAAATAATTCACAAGATGCACTTACACAAGTACGTATTGGTAACGGAGTATTAGGTCCACCGAGTATATTAAATCAAGGTACTGGATATAATGCTACTTCTACAACAATTACAATTAATGGTAGCGGATTTTCAGATGCATTCCAAACTGGACTAGTAATTATTCTTAAGGATTTAACAAGACTACCACAACCAGGTGATAATATTGAATTTGCAGGCGATTCTACAATATACAGAGTTGCTAAAGCAACGATTTTACGAGGAACTAAAGTTCCAAACTTAGAAGCCGAAGTTCAAATTTCGCCAGGAATGAGTCAAGAATTATCGCCGGTACACGAAGCAGCGTTTACAATGCGTAGTAGATTTAGTCAGGTACGTTTAACAAACCATGACTTCCTAAATATTGGTTATGGTAACCAGATACAGTCTAACTATCCGTTCTTACCAGAGAACACAAACTTAGAACCACAAAACGAAGTACAAGAAACAAATAACGGGCGTGTGTTTTATAGTTCGACAGACCAAGACGGTAACTTTAGAGTTGGTGACTTGTTTGCTGTTGAACAGGCAACAGGTATTGTTACACTAAGTGCTGATGAGTTTGGATTAGATGGATTGAGCGAATTGAGTATTGGTGGTGTTGCACTTGGTGGATCACCAGTTGTTGTTACAGCGTTCTCAACAGATGGTACATTTGTTGCTAACTCGAATAACTTAGTACCTACACAAAAAGCAATTAGAACATACTTGACAAGTAGGTTAAGTCAAGGTGGTTCAGATACATTTACAGGCTTGTTACAAGCTGGTACTGTAAAAGTAGGTGGACCAGATATAATTACTTCTTCAGTTGAAGAAGGCCAAGAGGGTTGGCAAATTAAAATTGGAACAAAAATGAACCAGAGTGGGGCATTTGGTAACAGTGGTTGGGCAGGAGATGGAGTAGCAATGTCATATTTCTTTAAGACGTTATTCGATCCAACACGCTCAGGACAGCAATAAGATAAATACATGAACACGGAGTTAATTAAATGGCAGAATTTAAGTTAGGTAGAATACGTTTTGTTTGGCAAGGCGATTGGACCACAGGTACAGTATACGTAGCAGATGACGTTGTAAGTTTTGGTGGTAAGTCATACATATGTATTAAAAACCACACAGCGTCAAGCGAGTTTAACACAGACTTTGCTAGTGAAATACCAAAATGGAATATTGTATCAGATGGTACTAGTTGGAAAGCAGAATGGTCGCCTGAGGTTGAATACGCTCCAGGTGATGTTGTCAAGTACGGTGCAAATGTTTACATTGCCGAAACTGGACACACATCAGCAACATTTGCTGCACCAGACTTTTTAGGTCTAGAAGCTGACTTAGAAAAATGGACACCGTTTGCTACATCTTTTGATTGGAAAAGTTCATGGACAATATCAACAAGATACAAAATTAACGACTTAGTACGCTATGGCGGTTATGTTTATGTTTGTAACACAGCACATGTTTCATCTGCCACATCTACATTAGGTTTAGAGAATGATCAATCTAAATGGACACTGTTTAGTGACGGTTTAGTATACACAGGTACTTGGGTAACAAATACAAGATATCGTGTTAATGACTTAGTTAAGTATGGTGGCAATATTTGGATTGCTACAGCTGCACATACCTCAAACGACTTTGAACTTGATGAATCAAATTGGGAATCATTTATTGAAGGCTTCCAATTTGAAGATTCTTGGAACACAAACTCTAATTACCAAACAGGCGATACTGTAACATACGGCGGCTATGTATATGTTGCTAGAACAAATAACACAGGATCTAAGCCTACAGAAAATGATGCAGATTGGGACGTATTTACAACAGGATTTAAATTCCAAGGCGATTGGTCTGCACTAACAGATTACAAAGTAGGAGATGTTGTTCGATTAGGCGGCAATACTTTTGTTGCGTTATCAGATAATGTTGGATCAGCTGATATAGCAACTGATGCAGACTGGAGTCAATTAAATAGTGGTATTAACTGGACTATTAGTACTGAAACATTTTTACAAGTTAGTTCAACCAACTCCGAAGGAGTTTCAGGTTCAGGCGCACGTTTTGACGTTGTAAAATCTAATACAATTTATACCGTAACAGTATCTACAGGATTTACTGGTACAGGATATACTGACAATGATGTAGTTACAATCTCAGGAGCAGATGTAGGCGGCACAACTCCTGCAAACGATATTTCAGTAACAGTTACTGGACAAACAGGCGGTGCCATTGATACTATTACAACAACAGGTGTTTCGTCTACTTGGAAAGCTACAACAATATACAACAAAGGCGATGTAGTATTTTATGGCGCAAGTAGTTTTATTGCTGTACAAAAACATACAGCAGAAACATCTAACAGACCAGACAATGATTTAGCTGCCGCTTACTGGAACTTACTAACATTAGGTAGTGAGGCACTATCATTAAGTGCAGAAGGTGACTTAGTTTATTATGGCGACAATGGACCTACAAGATTGCCAATTGGTATTGACGGTCAGATTTTACGTGTTAATGACGGAGCACCAAGTTGGGCAAACTATGGTCTAATTGATAACGTAGTTTATGTTGGTCCTTTAGGAGCTAACGAACCAGCTCCGGCATCAGGACTTACAGTTGATAAGCCTTGGAAAAGTGTACGTTACGCAATGGAACAAGTGCGTGACGGATATTTAAATCCACAAGCAAAATTCATACTTAAGAACAACAAAGAATTCTTAATGAAGGAACTTACTAATTGGATTTCAGTTAACTATAGAGTCATTGTAACAGCAACAACAACAGGTACACAAAGACTTACTACAGCTGACACATCTAAATTAGATGTTGGCATGCCAATTAGTTTTGACGGTACATTAGGCGGCGTAACAGCAGGAACAATTTACTTTGTTGAATCTATAACTTCAAGTACTACATTTAGAATTAGTACTGTACAAAATAGTGGTATTCCATTAGTATTAACAACTACATCCGGAAGTATGGAAGGTAACCTTGCATATGACAAAGTTAAGTGTGAAAGAGATACTGGATTAATTATTGATGCATTAATATATGATATTTCAAGAGGCGGCACATTAAAAACAGTTACAGCTGCTAAATCGTATTATACAACTGCAGGCAATGCATATATTACTGGCGACAGTGGATATGGTAGTTTGTTTGGTTCGCAAGCTAAACAAACTGTTTCAGCATATACACAATTAAAAAGTATAGTAAACGATGTGTTATCAAATGAACAACCAGTTAACTTCCAAAGAATAAACCATGTTGATTTTGAAGATAGAGCTTCGCAAATAATTGACTTATCTTTAACAGCAGAATCAGATGCTATTACTAAAGCAGCAGCTATGTTAGATATTATTATTGTTGGTATCGATGCAGGATCTGCTACAGCAATTCCAACACCGACAAATCCAAATACAACAATGTTTGTTAAGACAGGTACATACAACGAGATACTTCCGATTATTGTTCCAGAATATACAGCAATTGTAGGTGACGAGCTACGTACATCAGTAATACAACCAGCTCCGTTTAATCCAATATTAGGAACTGATAAAAATAAAACAACAAGTGCATTAAACAGAATTAAAGATATTATTCCTGAATTGATGAACAATACAGAAGTTAAAAAGACAACTGGTAATACAGAAAAACAACAATTCATTAATGGCTATGGCGGCACAACTACAGCAACTGATAGAACAAATAATAGTACTAAAGTTATTACTGATATCCTAACAGAAGGTTTAGGTGTAGTTCCAAACTTACCAGCGATTGGCGACACACCAACTGGAGGATCAAATAACGCATTTACAGCAGGTTATGCAGATGCTGTTGCACAAATTGAAGCTAATAGAGACTTTATTGTTGCAGAACAAACAGCTTGGATTCAAGCACAAGTAGATGGTGTAATTGCACCATTTGCTGCTGACTTTACTTTTGACACAGCTAATTGTGAAAGAGACACAAGATTTATTTTAGATGCATTACGTTATGATTTAACATACGGTGGTAACTTAGAAACTACTGTAGCAGCTAGAAGCTATTTTGTAAACGGTAGCCCTGTATACGGTACTGGTAAAAAAGATGAAACACTTGCAACTTATGCACGTTTAAAATCAGTTATCGGTGACGTAATTACAGAAGTGTCAGTTACAACATCAGCAGGCAATACAGTAGCACAGGATACTAGTGGTACAGCAGGATCAGCAGCAGCTGAAACATTTGCAGATACTCGTATACAAGAAATCTATGATACTATTGATACTGACGGAACACTACCAACACCAATACTTCCTGATACAACTTGGGTTGCTTCAACACTATTAAAAGCAAATACAGATATTACAACAGCTACTCCAACAATAAAAGAATCAGTAATTGATTATGTTAACAGTAACTTTGGTAGTTTTAAATATGATAGTGCAAAATGTCGTAGAGATTCTAAATTATTACAAACTGGTGCAGCTTATGATATTGCAACAGGTAGTAACTATAATGCTGTAAGAGATGGTTCAGCATACAGAAGAAGTTTAGGCAAAGAAGTTCTTGATAATCAGTTAACAGAAACAGTTGGTGCAATTACGCAACAAAGAGATTTAGTAGCAGCACTTCTTTCAGATAGTACAGCAATTACAAGAAATACTGCATACTGGAATGAAGTAATTGATATTATTCAAAACGGAACAGCAAACGCTGACGCAATAGTGTTTACAGACCCAGGAGGCGTTGGAGCAAAGACAACAGCACGTCAAGAGCTTCAAACTAATAGAGCTGATATTATTACAGACACAACTACTTGGATTGGAACAACGTATCCAGATTTTGCATACGATGCAGCTGTTTGTGAAAGAGACACAGGACTTATTGTTGATGCTCTAAGTTATGATATACAGTATGGCGGCAACAGCGCAACATACGAAGCTACACAAGCCTACTTTAAAGGTTGGGCTGTTAATTTACCAGTAGCACAGCGCCAAGTTGAAGTTGCAGCAATGCGTCAACTTAAAACAATTATTAACAGTTATCTAACTAACACAGCTGAAGAAACTCAAGCAGCTGGATTATTAGATATACTTATTGACGCACTTGATGCAGGTAGTTTAAGTGCAATACCGGCAAAAACATTCCCAGATTATAGTTGGGCAACAGCAGCAATTGAATCAGATGCTGATGACGTAGTAGCAGATACAACTGTAGTACCAGCGGTACTACAATACATTACAAACACTTATAGTGAATTTGTATACGATCATGCTAAATGTTCAAGAGACGTTGGATTTATACTTGATGGTTTACGTTTTGATATTTTATTTAATAGTACATTCCGTTCAACAAAATCAGGAATGTCATATCGTAGAGCAATTAGTTCTGCAGAATTAGTTATTGATAATCAGTTAGTTGCAACGGTTGCAACTGTTAATCATGTTAGAGATAAAGTTAAAGAAATAACAACTGGAACTAATGCTGTTAAATCAAATGCTGAATTAATAAGAGATATTATGATAACAGAGGTTGCTCCAACAACCTTTACTATTACTGATCCAACAAGCTATGACACAGGATTCTTTAATGCAAGAAGATTAATTGTTGCTAACAAGCAATTCTTAATTGACGAAATTGAAGCATACATGGATGATAACTATGATGCACTTTGGCAATCATTAAGCGTAGCTGATAAAGCAAAATGCTTGCGTGACATAGGATATATTATAGATGCATTACGTTATGACTTAACATATCGTGGCAACTTAGAAACTATTGTTGCAGCAAGATCATATTATGTTGACGGAGTATTCCAAGAGCCAAGCGCACAGAAAGTAGCAGCACTAGCTGTTCAAGGACGTTTAGCAGATATCATTGATAACATTGCAATTGGTAATACAGCAGGATGGACAAAGTCTACAAGTAACACAAGTACACAAGACGTCACTGGCACAGCAGGTAGTGCAGGTGCAGCAGCGTTTGCACAAGATCGTATTAACGAAATTTACAATACAATTGATACTGGTGATTCACCAGCAGAAATTACTCCAAGTGTTGCTTGGACAGATAGTGCATTCCAAGATCTTAAAGGTGTTATTGATAGTAGAAAAGCAATTATTCAAGGCGCAACAATTGACTTTATTAACTATACATTCCCAGACTTAACATATGATCAAGAAAAATGTTCACGTGATGTTGGATATATGATTGATGCAATAGCATTTGATACAATATTTGGTAGTGACTTCCGTAGTGCAAAAGCAGGCATGTCGTATCTTAGAGGTGTAACAAGTGCAGGAGTAGTACTTGCTAATCAATTAGAGCCAACAATAAAAACTATTAACTTTATTGAGTACGAATTAACACAAATTACAACTGGTGTACTAAGTGAAGTTGGCGATCATGAAACATCAGACGTAGTTGCTAAACGTGCAGACGATATTAAAAATATTCTTAATAACGGTACTTCAGCAATGCCAGGCATAACACTTCCAAAACCAATAAATGTTGTTAATGATCCTGCGTTTGTTACATCAACAAATACTGTTGGTACATATGATGGATACACTGATGCTGCAGAACAAGTTATTACTAACACAGCATTTATTCAATTCGAAATACGCAAATGGTTAGAAGATTCTACAAATACTTACGATACTTTCTGGGCAACATTAAGTGTTACAGAACAAGACTCGTTTATACAAGATGTAGGTTATATTGTTGATGCTGTACGTTATGATTTAACATACGGCGGCAATACTCAATCGTTGATTGCAGGTAGTACATACTATTCAAACTTTGCATTAACTGTTAGTCAAACAGAACTTCCTGTAAGACTAGCTGCGTATGCTAGATTAAAAGTAGTTATTGCAGAAGTTATTGCAGAAACTGCTGTAACTAAATCACCAGGAAATAACTTAACACAAGATACTACAGGTACACCTGGTAGTGCAGCTTCAGTAGAATTTGCTGAAGATCGTGTAGATGATGTTATTGATTGGATTAATAATGCTGAAGCAAACGATACAATTGATATTTCAACAGATTGGGCTGATAAAGATTACCAACATGCTTATAGTTCCATAGTTTCTAAAAGAAGTGAAATTGTTGAAGATGTTGTATTTTGGGTAGAAAAGTTTAATCAAGACCTTGCATACAATCAAACAACATGCCGCAGAGATGCAGGCTTAATGACTGATGCAATTGCACGTGATATGTTAACAGGTTCAAACTTTGCTTCAATCAAAGCAGGAATGAGTTATCATAGAGGTTTAGAGTCAACTAATGAAGTTCTTAATAATGAATTAAAAGCAACAATTGGTTCAATTAACTTCTTAAAACATAAACTTAGACATTCTGTTGTAAAAACAGCATCAGCACATGCAGAACTAATTATTGAAGATATTACATCAACAATAAATGGTGGTGCAAGACCTTCATACAAATGGAGAACTAATGGATATACTGATGCTAATGATATAGCAGGTGCATCTATTGTTTGGGAAAATAAAGAGTTTATACAAACTGAAGCAAATGAATACATTGCACAAGAGTATCCAGGATCAGGATATGATAAAGAAGACTTTACAACAAGAGTAGGATATCTTGTTGATGCACTACGTTATGATTTAACATACGGAGGAAGTTCAGCTACACAAGATTTTGCAGATGCTTACTTCTTAGATGGTGTAACAACATTTGATAGCGGTGATCAAGAAGCTATATTAAATGCATACGAGCATACAATATTCTTAGCAGGCGATCTAGCACAAAATACATTAGGTAGTCCGGGTGCTTTACAAACTGTTATAGAGCCAAAATATAGAGATACTGATATACAAACTATCGGTAATGCTGGAACAGCAACAAGAATAGATGAGCTAATAAGAAATATTATTACAATAATTGAAGTAGGCGGAGTTTCTTCAAATGCTTCAACATTTACAGTTACTGATATCACTTCGAATGTAATTACAACTGATGTTGCACACGGACTTAAAGTAGGCGACACTGTAACTCCAAATGGTACATTTAATAACTTTCAAGACATTACTTACTTTGTAAAATCAGTTCCGGCGACAACAACCCTTACAGTATCAAGTTTCTTTAACGGAACAACACTAGTATTAACAGACGATGCAGCACCAGTAGGAATGCTTCAAGTTGTAAAAATTAATCCTAGTATCAGTGCGCTAAACTCAACTTTGTTACAGCAAGCATCAAACTTGTCGGGTTCGGTAGGAAATATAAAAACAAGCATAGCAGAATATCTTGCAAAAAATTATCCAACACTAAATTATGACGAAACTGAAACTAACTTAGCAATTGAACTTATTGTTGATGCTGTACTTTGGGATTTATTACTTGATAGTAACTATCGTACTATTCATGCAACACTGGCGTACTTCGGCGGAGACCAAAGCTTCTTACTAAAAGATGCACGAAAAACTGCTACAATACAATCATACAGAGAATTGAAAAATGTTATTGCTAGTTTCTTAGTAAATACTCAAATTGGTTCAGGTAGTTATATTGTTCGTCCTAAGTCGCGCACAAACTTATTAATGGATATTGTTATTAATATGTTAGATAAAGGCGCAGGCGATACGCCAGAGATTAATGGTACAATTTATTATAATAATGATGTACAAAAAATTAATGGTGTTGATATCCTTAAAGCAAATAAAGAGTTCCTTGCTAACGAAGCAACAGCTTGGATCACACAACAATTTGGTGATACAGTAACAGCTATTAGTAGTGATACAATTACTACAGCTAATGCTCATAATCTTATAATTAACGACCAAGTTAAGTTTGGAGCAGCTGTCGGTGATTTAGTTGCAGGTACAGTGTATTATGTTGTTGAAGTAGTTGATGACACTAATATTAAAATATCAGCAACAAAGGGCGGAACAATTATAACAATAGGAGGAACACTATCAGGAACTCCAACTATTACTTATAACTTTGAAACTACATATGCTAGTAAAGATATAGAGCGTTATATTGATGCTATTGTTTACGACTTACAATATCCAGGCAACTTTAAATCATGGAGAGCTACAGAAATTTACTTAAATGCAATAAACGGTTCAGAACGTTCAGACATGTACCGTGTACGTAATTCAACAGGTGTACGTAACCAAACATTAAACGGTCTACGAGGCAACTTAACAGAGCAAAACGATTTCGGTACAAGACGTCCAACAGCAGGAGCATATGTTGCACTTGACCCAGGATTTGGTCCAAATGACACAGAAGCATGGGTTACTAACAAATCACCATACATACAAAACGTAACTACGTTTGGTGTTGGATGTGTTGGTAATAAAATCGACGGCGGACTACACGCAGGCGGTAACCGTTCAATGGTATCAAATGACTTTACACAAGTACTATCAGATGGTATTGGTGTATGGTGTAGCGGTAACAACTCATTAACAGAACTTGTGTCTGTGTTCGCATACTATAACTATTCAGGTTATATTGCAGACTTTGGCGCAAGAATACGTGCTACAAACGGTAACAGTTCATATGGTACTTACGGAGTTATTGCTGAAGGTACTGATGTTGGCGAGATTCCATTGTTTACTAAGGTTGACAATCTTTCAAATGATGCGTTTGCAGGTGATGTTCTTACAGACGGCGAAACAGTATTAAGAATTGAATATGATAATGCAGGTGTAAATTATACTAATGCAGCATATGCAATCAGTGGAGACGGATTTAATGCAACAGTAGTTGCTGATGAATTTAGAGACGGTGCTATATTTGAAACACGTTTGATTGACCTTGATAACGGTAACGGTACAGGCGGCGAAGATTATGTCACAGCTAAAAACGTTGCACAGGGTGGATCAGAAATAACAGCACAATTAGCTGCAACTGACACAGCACTAGCAAATGCATATAACGGAATGCATATTCAAATTACAGCTGGTACAGGTGTAGGACAATATGCTAAAGTACTATCATTTAGTAATGGTACTAAAGTTGCAAGAGTGTATAAAGATAGTTTTGAAAACCTAACTGTAACAGCTGCAAGTGCAACTGGTAATGTACTAACTGTAGCTGATACATATTCATTATATAATGACATGCCAATTTACCTAAGCGGTGCAATTGGCGGATTATCAGCAAATACAGCATATTATGTAACTGTAGTAAATAGTACTACATTTACTGTAAGTACAAGCGAAGGTGGTGCAACAGCAACATTAACAAATGAAACTACTAATGTAACATTATATGCTGCAGGATGGGATCATGTTGTTGCAGGAACACCAATTGCAGAAGCACTGGACTTAACAACAGGCTATACAGTTGAGCCAAGTATTACATATAGTAAACCAGGAACAACTATTACAAGCAAAGCAGAGTCATTTGGTTATGCTGTTCAGGCAGCAGATAGTATAAGTGGTAGATTTATTGGACTACAAAACGGAGGAGTAGGAACAGTATACTCAACAGACGGTAGTACATGGACTACTGGTGGTGCAATTGCAAATGCTAACTGGATTGACACAGCATTTGGTGGCGGAACAGGCGCAACAGCTAGAGCAATAGTTGGAGGCCTTGGCGGAACAAAAGGTACACTCACAGCAGAGCTAGGAGAACTAAACAGTATCGGCTTGCCAGGACCAACACAGGTTAATAAAATTAATATTACTAATGGCGGACAAGGTTATACTTCACCACCAACAATTTCAATTACAGGCGGCGGCGGAAACGGCGCAACAGCAGTATGTACTGTATTAGACGGTGTAATAACAGAAATTATTGTAACTAGTACCGGAGCAGGTTATACTAGTGCTCCTACTGTTACAGTTGAAACTGATAAAGTAACTCAATTAATTGTTGATTCTTTTGGTTCTGGATATTTAACAACACCAACAGTAACTATAACTGGCGGCGGTGCAAGTACACAAGCATCAGCAATAGCAACTATGAATAATAACGGTGTTGCTTCATTATCGTTTGCACTAGATGGCGACGATGATCCGATTACTGGCGCTGGTTATACAAGTAATCCAACAGTAACTATTACAGATGCTAATGCTAAACTTGTAGCAATTGCCAATGGATCAACAGACAATGCTACGTTAGCAGCAACAGCGGCAGTAACGGATAATTGGTCTGCAGGTACAGCATTACCAAACAGTAACTTTACAAGCGTAACTTACGGAAACGGTACTTATGTTGCTGTAGGCGGCGCAGGCGGATCAGGAAGTGCTGCAACATCAACAGATGGTGCATCATGGGTATCACGTACAACTCCAACACTTGGTGCAGGAACACTAACAAGCGTTGCATACGGAGCAGGAGTTTATGTTGCAATTAACGGCGGCGGCAACGAATCAATTACATCAGCCAATGGTATTGTTTGGGCAGCAGGCGGCAACTTGCCAGCAACAACAGTATGGTCAAGTGTAGCTTACGGTAACGGACGTTTTGTTGCAGTAGCTAACGCAAGTGACGAAGTAGCAATTAGTAACGATAAAGGTGTTACTTGGGTTGCGGCACCAGCTGGATTACCAAGTAGTTCAAATTGGTCAACAGTAAAATACTCACAGGGATTATTTGTTGCAGTAGCAGAAGGCGCAAATCATATAGCTATAAGTCAAGACGGATTAACATGGGAAAAACAAACTATTGATAGTCAGCCTTGGCATGCAATAGCATTTGCAAGTATTGATAAAACACCAACTTGGATAGCATTAACAGATGATGCTACACCACACAGTGCGTTAATTAATACTGGTGCTAAAACAATAGGTAGATTAACTGAAGCAGATGGTGCAATTAATCAAATAAGAATAATTGAACCAGGTTCAAACTATCCAAAAGGTAGTGTAACAAGTACTACAGCAGATAATACAATTACAGTTGATTCAACAGTTAATATGATAGTCGGACAACAAATTAAATTTACTGGAGTTAGTACTTCTGGATTAGAAAATAATTCTTTATATTACATTAACACAATACCAAATGGTACAACACTAACAGTAAGTTTAATTGCTAATAGTGGAACACCAGTAGTTATTGAAACAGCAACATTTACAGATGCTACATTTAAGACAGGACCAATAGTAACAATTACAGATCCTAACTCAACAGTAGATGCACCAGTAGATGCAAGACAAGGCAATGGAGTATTGGCTAACCCAAGCTTCACTAACAGAGGAAGTGGTTATCAAACAGCTACTACTGAACTTAGTGGTGACGGCGCAGCTGACTTATTCCAAGCAAGTACATTTATTGCTGTTAAAGGATTGTTTGATTTACCAGAACCAGGATCAAACGTTGAATTTAGTGATCGAATTGGAACATTCTATAAGCTAGTTGCTATTAGTAATGTACTAGGAGACAAAGGCGATTACAAAGCAACATTCCAATTAAGTCCTGGATTAACAACATTAGTTGCTCCGTTAGATGGCACAAAAATTACTATTACTAATAAGTATTCACAAGTGCGACTAACAGGACACGACTTCTTGTATATTGGTACTGGTAACCAGGCTGATACTAACTATCCATTTGTGGATATTACAACAGCATTACAAGAAAGACAACAATTAGCAAGTAACGGCGGTAGAGTGTTCTTTACAAGTACTGACCAAGATGGTAACTTTAACGTTGGCGGATTGTTTGGAGTACAGCAAAGTACTGGTACAGCGACATTGGATGCTGATGCATTTAACTTAGCTGGACTACAATCATTGCAACTTAACGGTATTGGACTTGGAATTGGTTCAGCTATTATTACACAGTTTAGTACAGATCCATTCTTTACAGCTAACAGTGATAGTGTTGTTCCAACACAACGTGCAATTAAGAGTTACATTACAGCACAAATTGGTGGTGGTCAAAGTAGCTTGAACGTTAACACATTAACAGCTGGTACTGTGTTTATTGCTAATGATGAAATTACAACAACCAGTGGCGGACAGCTAAATATTACAGCAAAGATGAACTTTACAGGCGGAATTGATGGTGCACCAGTAGCATTAGGATTCTTCTTAGCAAGATAACAACGGAGAAAAGAAATGGCAACAGGAAGACTAGGAAACGTAGATATTCCAGCAACAACGAATACAACAGCATATACATGTCCGGTAGGATCGTATGCTATTGCAAATATATCACTAACTAACAGGAACCCAACATCAATTAATTTGCGTGTGGCAATGGCAACAACAGCTACACCAGCAGATTCTGAATGGATCGAGTACGATACAGTGCTTATTCCAAATGGCGTGTTTGAAAGAACTGGCTTAGTGTTACAAGGTGGACTAAATATAGTAGTATACACAAACTTAGCAAATGTTGGTTGTACAGTCTACGGTATAGAAACATCGACAACATAAAGAGATTAAAGGGAAAAATTAGATATGGCACGTTATAATACAGCACCCCAGACATTAGTCGTTACCGGAGAGCAAACATTTACCTACGCATTTACCGGAGGCATTATATCCTTAACTGGTACTACAGGGTACACTGTTACAATGGTAAGCCCAGTGTTCTTCCCCGGTAGTAGACAAACTTTTTATAATGCTACTGACGGTATGGTTACGTTAGCAACAGCAGCAGGACAAATTACTGGTAACGGTGTAACACTTGGAACATCAGTAATGATTCCAACAAACTCAACATACCAATTAACATCAGATGGTACAAACTACGTACTAACAAGTGCGTTAGCTGGTACTACAATATTTGAATTACCGTTAACTACAAAAGACGTATTAAATGCAGACGGTAAAGTAGAACTTAATCCGTTAGACGAAAACGTAGAAATTAGTCCAACTGGTTCAGGACTAGTTATTATGAGTCCTCAAAGTTCAGTAGCAATTCAACCAGGAGCAACAGCAACTATTCGACCTACAGGCGACTTAGTATTAGCTTCAGCATCGGGTTCAGTATCATTAGGCGAAGCAGGAAAACCAACAGCATTTCCAGGAAACTTAGACTTTACAGCAGCTAACCAAACTATTAACATGTCACCAACAGGAGCAGCATCAGCTGTTACTATTGACCCAGGTGGTGATGTTACTATTGGTTCAGGCGGAACGCTAACTGTTAGTTCTGATGTACTAGGTGGATTAGACAACGTTGCAGTTGGTCTAATAACACCAGCAGCAGGAAGATTTACAGCATTTACTAGTACAGGAACAGGTAACTTTACAGCAGGTGGAACATCAACTAGTACTACATCAGGTAGTATTGTTGTAACAGGTGGAGCAGGTATTAGCGGAGCGTTATATGCAGGGTCACTTGAAGGACCAATAGGTGGTGCGGCACCAGCTGCAAGCGCATTTACTACACTAACAGCAAGCGGTGTTACTACAATTACAAACACTACAGCAGCAACAAATGTTAATTCAGGAGCGTTACAAGTAGACGGTGGTGTTGGTATTAACGGAGCATTGTTTGCAGGAAGTATACAAAATACAGCAATTGGTACATCGACTAGAGCAACAGCGAGCTTTACAACATTAAATGCAAACTCAACAGTTGATATTACAGGAACAACTGAAGCAACTAACGCAACTGGTGATACTGGTATTTTAAGAGTAGAAGGCGGCGCAAGTATTGCTAAACGTGTTTACGCTGGAGGAGGCTTTCAAGGAGCAATTGGTAATGTATCAAGAGGCTCAGGACAATTTACATCACTAGATGCTAACAGTACAGTTACACTTAGCCCAGGTGCAAACGTAACAATTAGTCCAAGCGGATCTGGATCAGTTACAATGTCACCGGCAGGCGGCGGATCAATTAATAATATGAGTATTGGTGCTACTACAAGAAGTACTGCACAATTTACAACACTAGATGTAAGTAGTAACTTAGATGTTGCACGTTATATTAGACACACTGGCGATACAAACACATATATTGATTTTGAAACCGATACGCTTTCGTTCTACACAGGTGGTAGTCGTGAAATGACAATTAACGGCTCAGGTGTTAGACTTGGTGATACAGGTAACGGATATTTCCGTCCAGTAAGTGGTAACTACGGTTCTATTGAAATTGACGGTGGCGCACATGGTGGCTGGGAAGGTTACTCAGTTGGCGGACGTTTTGTAATGATGCACGATAATTCAAGTACAATGGGTCTTTACAATGATGTAGATAACCACTGGATTTTAGAACACATTCGTAACGGCGAAACAAGACTATATTATGATGCTGGCGAAAAGATGAACACTTTTAGTAGTGGTATAGAAATTAACGGACAAGTAAGAGCTACTAACCAAGTTATTGCTTACTACTCAGATGAACGCTTAAAGGACTTTGAAGGTAATATTGAAAGTGCATTAGATAAAGTAATGCAATTAAATGGTTACTACTATACAGGTAACGAAAGAGCCAAAGAGCTAGGCTTTGAAGGCGATCATAGACAAGTTGGTGTTAGCGCACAAGAAGTAATGTCAGTTATGCCTGAAGTAGTTCAAGATGCACCGATAAATAGTAAGTCAGAAGAAGAAAACTTAGATTATAAAACAGTACAATATGAACGACTTGTTCCTTTACTTATTGAAGCAATCAAAGAGTTGAAACAAGAAATAAATAGTTTAAAGGGAGATAATTAAAAATGGCAACCGAAATTAATAACTCAGGAGTCAAATTTCCGAACAACACAACAGCGGAAACACTTCAACAGTATAACGAGATTTGGGTATACAGCGGTAGTCACTGGAGTGTAACAAACGGCGGACGTTGTTGCTACTGGACTATCCCAACTTATACTACTTCTGTTAAATTTGAAATAGTATCCGGGGGAGGACCAGGCGGTGCTTCAGGCGGAGACTACGATGTTGGTGTAGGCGGCTCAGGCGGAAACTATACATCAAAAGTAATGAGAAAATCAGCAGGTTGTTTTAACAACGGATGCGGATATAGAATGTGTGCAGCTGGTACATCAAGTTGTAGTTGTTGTTGCAGATGCGGAGTTAACTGTAGACATGGATGTAAATCATATGTCCAAGGACGAGGATTAAGCAACTTCTGTGCGCAAGGCGGCATGGGCGGATCAACACCATATGATGTTATGAGTGGTTGTTATAACTGTTTTATCGGTAATACACAATGTAACAAAGGTCAATACAACGCAGGTTGGATGAACTGTTATTGTAACTCAGCTACATTCGGCGGAGATGTTGAATTTAGAGGCACGTCAGGATCAATGAAGAAAAGTGTTAGCTGTTGTCAACATACATACACTACTCCGGGTGTTCCTACAGGCCCACTTGGCGGCGGCCATTATGGCTCAAGTGGTAAAGATCCGTGCGTAGGTAACATGGCATGTTGTAATACACATTCAAATTGGCCAGGCGGCGGCGGACAAGGCCACGTAACAGCATCACGTAATGCTTGTTGGGGAAGCTGGGGCGCAGGCGGATTAGTTAAGTTAACATACACCTAAGAAAAGAGAGAGATATTATGACAACACCAAGAATACTTACATATCCGATACCAGATGAATTATATTCTGCTACTAGGACAATGGGTAAAACAAGTACACAAACTTATATTGGACCTGATAGTTTATTCCTCTATCTTAATGAAGACGGCAGAATTATAAACTCATTTGCACCAGATGAGTTGCCACCCCCTGAAAGTGTAGCTGTAGACGAAACAGTAGTTGAATTTGTCCCAGAGACTGATGAAGATTATATTAAAATTATGATTTTGTATAGTCACTGGTTACCAAAAGAATACGAATGTTCAGTTGGTCCAGATGATGACCCTAATATTGTTGTTAGTGATCCAACTGATATTATTATGGTTTTTGACGAAGTATCAATTGTAGAGGATTATACTGCACCTCTTGAATTTTTAGTTTATACTAGACATAAAGTTAGAGACGATGCCTGGCTAAGACGTGTTAGAGATGGCATGCTATTAGAAAGTGACGGTCGTTTATCTTCTGATATGCCAGCTGCATTAAGAACTCAATGGGAAACATATAGACAAAAACTTCGTGATATTCCAGAAACTTATGCAGACGTACCTAATTGGTTAATTAGATTTCCTTTGTCACCAGATGAGCAAATAGATCGAGACTTTAACGATGACGATGTAGATATAATAATGATCGCAGATAGAACAGCTGAAGATCAAGCAGCTATTGATCAATTACCAAATGGATTAAGTTAACCAAAAAATTAACAGAAAAATTAAAAAGGGCTTGGCAACAAGCCTTTTTTTACGACTTGATACAAGCCAGTTAATGCCTCATCAAAAAAACTTCATTATAAATATTATAAATTAGCAAAGAGGATTTATATTTTAATGAAAAAAGCATTTTATATTAATGGCGGCGCCGGCAGGGTATTATGTGCTATCCCTGCATTAGAACATCATATTAAACATATCGATCCAACTGTAATAATTATTGTAGAAGGTTGGCTAGAAATATGTTTATTAAACAAAGCAATAATGCATAATGTATATCCACATGATCATCCAGATTTAATAGAAAAATTAAGAGATAGAGAAGTTATTAGCCCTGAACCTTATAGACTAAATGCATACTTTAATCAAAAATGTAACCTTGTTCAAGCATTTGATATGTTGATTAATTATGATGTTCCACCAACAGATATTCCAGAAGTTAAAGAATATAATATGTTTATTAGTAAGGCTGATGCAATAGTAGCACAAAATTTAATTAGTGAAGTAAAAGCACATACAAAGAAAGAAAAATTTGTAGTATTCCAACCTTTCGGCTCAACAGCAAAGGCAGAAGGTCAATATATAATAGATGAAAGTGGAAGATCATTTGAAACTGAAGATATTTTTCAAATAGTTGAAGAACTAAACAAAGACTATGGTGTTATTATTATGGGAGAAATTAAAATTCCTAATTTGCCAAAAGGAGTTATTGTTCCAGAAGAAATATCATTATTACAGTGGACAGCAATTATACATGCATCAGATTATTTTATAGGTTGTGATAGTGTAGGTCAACATATTGCACACGCACTTGAAAAGCCCGGCACTGTTGTAATTGGTAGCACCTATCCAGAAAATACATCTTACACTAGCAATTCTACAATAGAAATTATCGATAATGGCAAAGATAGGAAAATGTATTCTCCGATTCGAATGACATACGATATTAGAATTGAAAAAAATAACGAGTACCTAATGAAACTTGATGAAAATACCATTAAAGGTATTGTAAAAACTGTTAAGAAAAAATTATCTTAAGGATTATATATGTCAAAAAAAACAGGATACATAGCAGGAATTGCAAGAGGTCATAATGCTGGAGTTTGTCTTCTCAAAGACGGTGAAATTGTTTTTAGTATTGAAGAAGAAAGACTTACTAGAGCAAAGTATGACGGGACACCATTTGCAAGTATAATTAAAATATTAGACTACACTGATAAAATAGATTATTTGGTTATATCTCATACACATGCAGACGAGAATGTTACAGACTATACAGCAGAAGATCCTTACACTTCTTTAGCTAGGAAAATAGGATTAATAGAAGGAGGACACCCTTCTAAAAATCATCCACAAGTAGTTGAGTATTGGGAGCAACATCACAGAAGTCATGCAGCTTGTTCATTTTATAGGAGCGGTTTTGAAACAGCAAATATTATAATTGTTGACGGAGCAGGTACATATGCCACACGGCACGATGGTCAAACAATGTGGGAAGTTGAAAGCATATATCACGCATCTTATCCAAATAACTTTAACGAAGTATATAAACACTTTGGAGGTAATGGACCTTGGCCAACTGAACATTATAACGAAGGCGTCGAAGTTTTAGTTGACGACAAAGCTGGCATAGTTAAAGCATATGAAGCTGTAACGCAATTTTGTGGATGGCATTCAATCGAGGCTGGCAAAACTATGGGATTATTTCCGTATGGATCTCCTAACCAAGCACCAAAAATATATGACGAAGTTAGTGCAAATAGAAATGTTATAATGCCTACATATCCAAATGGAGCAAAAGTTAATGATGCATTATACCCTGAACTACTTGACAGAGTACAAGATCCTAAAGAACTTTGGTCAAATTTAAATGAAGATAGCAGTGAAGAAGAAATAAACAAAGTTGAACAATTACTTGCATCTGAAGATTTAACGCTATTAAATTCAAGAAGAAATATGGCATACAATGTACAAACAGAATCTCAACAACTAGTACTTGATTTAATTTTAAAGTCAATTGAAAAGACTGGAAATAAAAACATTGTAGTAAGCGGCGGATATGGATTAAATTGTGTAGCAAACTACTTTTACTTAAAGCACTTACCAGCAGATGTTAAATTATATGTTGAACCAATTTCAACTGATGCAGGCACAGCAATAGGATCTGCATTATATCATTATCATAAAATTACACAAGATAATAAAGTTAGACCTAAAAATGAAAACCTATATCTTGGACCTATTCAGAACATCACTAAAGATGAAATTATAGAATGTGCAAATAGATATAATGGTATTGTAGAACATAATGTTGATTATAAGAGTGTTATTAACACTATACGTGAAAAAAATATTGTAGCATTATATCAAGAACGTTGTGAAAACGGTCCTAGAGCATTAGGTAATAGAAGTTTAATGTTTGATGCTACTGTACCTGATGGTAAAGACTTTGTTAATTTAATTAAAAAACGAGAATATTTTAGACCGTTTGCTGCATCAGTATTACAAGAAGATGTACATGATTGGTTTGATCTAAGAGGTATGGAAGACTCTCCTAGTATGATGTATGCTGTAAACTGTCAACCAGGAGTTCAAGAAAAGATACCTGCAGTTATTCATGTTGACGGTACTTGTAGAATACAAACTGTTACTAAAGAACAGAATGAACATTGGTATAATTTAATTAACGAATTTAAATCACAAACCGGAGTACCTGCATTATTTAATACCAGTTTTAATTTAGGAGGCGAACCGTTAGTTGAAACTATTGATGATGCAATGCGTACACTATACAACTCAGGAATTAATTATATATATTTTCCTACAACACAAACATTAGTAAAGATAGAACATAATGCTAGAGCCTAAATTAGAAGGGCAAATATTACCTTTATTTGCTACACCTTTATACACACATAAACTAGAACACACCGAATTAGAACATGCACAATACGATGTTCGAACTGTGGTTAAAAAATTATATGACGAAGATAGATGGGGACAGAATCAACGATGGAGTTCAGGAACACATCAATTATCTAATAAAGGAAATTTTGAAGATTGCATAATAACTTCAGAAAAAATGTCAAACATCAAACGTTCTATTATGCACCATGCTGGTAATTATATGTCACATATGAATGTTAGACCTGATTATAAAAGTGCAATTTCGTCGTCTTGGTTAACATTAACTAATACCGGTCTACATGCACACATACACGATCACGGAACTTCTCATATTAGTGGAGTATATTGGTATAAAACAAACGGAAATGACGGCAATATAGTTTTTCGAAATGCGTTAAAAGCATTAAAATGTAATCCAATTGGAGCATCATTTGCACATGAAAATGAATTTGTTCCTGAAGAAGGAAGAATAGTTATGTGGCCTAGTTTCTTAGATCATTCTGTTAATGAAAACAAAACTGATAATGACCGTATTAGTTTATCGTTTAATATAATATTAGAAACAGGTATTACTACTTAGATTCGATCCAATTAGCAAAAGATAAAAGATCATCAAATATAATAGTCTTTTTCTTTATCTTTTGATTAGTAAATTTATTAAGTTCTTTAATAGTTTGTTCGCCGTAACCTGTGCGCACTAGTACAGGTCTTGCACCCATTTTAAATGCTGCTTTAAGATCAGATATTTTATCACCAACATAATATCCTTGTTTAAATTTAATATGCTTAACTTCGTTCTCACATCTTTTAAACATACCAGTATTGGGCTTTGCATACATGTCGCTACGCATACTACTTTCACTATAAAATAATGCATCAATACTAGGACATCCTGATTGAGCTAACAAATCAAACATATGGTTGTGTACAGCTTCGACATCTTGTGAAGTATATAAACCTTTTGAAATACCACCTTGATTTGTAATTATAACAATCTTATGTCCTAAATAACGGAGTTTTGTAATAGCATGTAGACTACCTTCAATAGGTTCAAAGTCTTGTGGACGGTATGTATAAGTTCCGCGATCTACATTTATTACTCCGTCCCGATCTAAACCAATAACACATTTTGGTGCAATGTTAACATTGTCATACAACGGAACTGTTTTTGTTTCTTCTACAGGCTCGTGGCTATCAGTCCATTTAATTTTATAATCACTCATTGGACGGTACTTGACTATCTCCAGGACCAATTCGATAATTGTCTTCAACACTATCTGGAGTACTTACTTCAGTAATACTAGATTCATCAGTAGTAGCTACTAATTGATGTGGCATTAATGGAGGGTTGTGCCATACATCGCCTTCTTTAAGTTCTTTTTCATATAACATTGAGTCCTTAGTATCAATGTATCGAACTTTAAAGGTGCCACTATTGACAAACCATGTTTCGTCTTTTTCTTTGTGGAAGTGCATACTTGTTTTATTTCCGGCTTTATTAAAAAACATAATTTTACCACAATAGTCATCTGTTGTGGCCCAAATGAGTTCGTATCCCCATCCTTTTTGTACCGCTCCACTTAGTCGAGTAGGTGTAGTTTTATCTTCCATTTATAAATTCCTCCGGGGTTGTAAAGTTAATGTTTAGTACACTACTTAATTTTTTTATGTCTGCACAAGTGTATTCTTGATATTGATCTTTAAGTTCTTTAGGCATAGGTATATATTCAATTTTAGCTTTAAATCTTTTAGCTACTAGATCTGCAATAGTTTGAAAACTAGTAGCAACACCTGTACCAATGTTAAATATTCCAGACTCTTTTGATGTTAGCATGTACCGATGTATATTACAACAGTCACCTACATATATAAAATCTCGTTTGTATAGTTCACTATTTTCAAATAACTTAATTGTACCAGACTTTGCTTGCTTAAAAAACTTAGTTATAGGACTTGCTTGGTCACCTTTATGATCTTCCATAGCGCCATAAACATTAAAGTATCTAAATCCTTGAACAATAATATTTTGTTTTTGTTGCATTACCCAACGATCAAATAAGTACTTACTTGTTGCATAATAACTTTGCGGTTGTTTAGGTGCATCTTCATTAAAATCTAAATTGCAACCATACACACTAGCACTACTAGCATACTGTAAATTTACACCATTAGTATTACATTGATTAAATAACCATTTTGAAAATTCATAATTTTGTAACATTACTTTATCTACATCACGTTCAGTAGTTGAACTAATTGCACCAAGATGTATTACCCAGTCGTATCCAGAAACATCTGGTAATGAATTAGGGTTCCATTCGTAACCAAATAACTCGTTGTCTTTGTCAAGAAACGGAGCTAAATTTTTACCAACAAATCCTTCATGTCCTGTTATTAATATTTTCATTATTCGCTTCTATAATATCAGTTGTGCTATGACCTTCAACTGTAGGTATAATATGTACTGGTGCTAAGTCGTGTCCTACAATTTCAGGTACAGTATAATCGCCACCTTTAACAATAAGATCAGGTTTTAATGACTGTATCAATTCATATGGAGTGTCTTCTTCAAAAATAATAACTTCGTCAACATATGGTATAAGTTCTAATTGCTCTTGACGCACATTAACATCGTTAATGGGTCTAGTTTTACCTTTTAAGCGTGACACGCTGGCATCGCTGTTAAGCCCTACAATAAGTCTATCACCTAGTGTACGGGCTTCTTTAAGCAACGTAAGGTGTCCTTTATGTAGTATATCAAAACATCCGTTAGTAAAGATTATTTTCTTATTTAGATCTCTTTCTGTAAGTAAGTACGTACCTGAATGCTTAACAGATTCAGTTGATCCTCTAACAGCAATTTCTAGACAACGCTGATAATCATATCCTTTAGTAAGTGCATATACAAATCCTGCTATGAAACAATCACCTGCTCCTGTAACATCTGATACTTCTACAGTATCTACAGGAATATTAAATTTTTGATTATCTATTACAGCAACTACATCATTGCCAGCATTAGTTGTAATAATATTACCAAGCCATCTATTAAAATTAAATTGACCAAACTCACTATTATTAGGTTTTACTAACCACGCACCTTTAAAGTCGTCGGCTTGTCGTTTTGGATCTACTATAATCTTACATTTGGATGTATTGTTAATGTGATCAATTATTTGATTTGCTACATTCATCATACCTTTATTATAATCACTTAGTATAGCATAATCATACTGAGTGAAGTCGGTATCTTTTATTAAGCCAATTATGTCTTCGCCTTCTATAAACTTATCATCGTCAACTCTTGTAACATAATGACCGTCACACATAATACGAGTTTTTATACTTTTAGCATGAGGATATTCGAGTAGATCTACTTTAACATTTAAATTAGCAAGGTTATTATAAACTAGTCCTGCGCCACCATATGTTTCTACAACGCTTTCTTGATTAACTACAGGCACTGGTGCTTCAGGACTTAGTCGAGTTGAAGTCCCATATATGTATTTGTCAATTATTATGTCGCCTATAACTATAATTTTCATATTACTATTATACACTAAAACTCTATATTAGTCAAGCAAATTAATAACTTCAAATACAGTTTCTAGTTTTTTTAAATTAACTTTCTTGTTTAGTGTGTTTTGTAATCCGTAGTGTAAAGGCTTTGGCCATTTGCTAAAACTACACCATGCATAACCGTCATGTTCTTTGTTTAATTGCGGAAGGAATTCTTTATCTACTAAGCATAGATATGTATGGAATTTAAATTTTGTATCATTAGATACAAATGTTTCTAATGGAATAGTTTTCTTTATGTTAACTTCACCAATCTCTTCGGATATTTCTCTACTAAGACCTTCCCAAGGAGTTTCAGCACCTTCATTTGTGCCACCAACAAGACCCCATACGGCATTACTACGTTTTCCGTTTGATCGATGTAAAAATAAAAATCTTTGGGTACTTAAACTATAGAATAACGCACCACTGCACACAATATTGTTCATACTAATATTTACATTAGTATGCAAGTCTCCAAGTGCCATCTGGATATTCACCTTCAAACGAAAGTATCCATTCTGTTCCGGTCCATTTATATTGTTTTCTAGTAGTTAAATTGGTAACAAAAATTTCAGCTTTTTGTTCATTTGCTTTAACTATTCTTGACCAGTTAGACCCATCCCATTCAACAATA